TACCTGAACAAGCTAGAAGATATATAACAATTAGAAGTGCTAGAGTTTTCCATGACAGAACTTTAGGTGCAAACACATTACATAAATTTTCTTCAGAAGATGAAGCAAGAAGTCTCGCTGTTATGAAACAAGCAGAAATGCAAACAGGAGACAACACCATCTTCGATAGTGATTTACAAAAATATATAGTTAATAGATAATGCCATTAATCAGTAGAACCATACCTAATTTGGTTCAAGGGGTTTCACAACAACCTGAAATTCTAAGACTAAATAGTCAGGCTACATCACAAATTAATGGTTACAGTTCTGTAGTAGAAGGTTTAAAGAAAAGACCACCAACTAATTATTTAGCAACAATATCTACATCAGCATTAAACAATGCTTACATTCATACAATTAATAGAGATATAAATGAGAGATATATTATAGTTATTACTAATGGAGCAATCCAAGTTAAAACAATAGCAGGAGCAACTAAATCAGTTGTGATGCAAACAAACGCATCTAACTATTTATCATCATCAGACCCAAGAACAGATTTTGTTGCTGTGACTGTTGCTGATTACACTTATATTTTAAACAAGACTAAAGTTAGTGCTATGGCTTCAACGACAAGCACAGCTAAAGTAGAACAAGCTATTTATTCAGTATTACAAGGAGTTAATAGTACAAAGTATGCAATCACTATTGATGGCAGTACATTCTCATTCACAAGTTCAAATACAAATACAGAAAGTATTAGAGATGGAGTTAAATCAGCTTGTGGAACTATAGGTAATATTACATTTGCTAATGTAGGAACTTCAAGTTTCTCAATAGTTAAATCAAGCGGTACACTTACAGTTTCAGCTAGTGATGGTTTTGGAGATGATGCTTCACAAATCATAGCTTCCAAAGTTCAAAATTTTTCCGATTTGCCAAGTCCTGCAATTAACAACATGGTTGTAGAAATTACAGGAGACGCATCAAACTCATTTGATAACTACTATGTAAAATATAGTAGCTCAGATGATGTTTGGGAAGAAACAGTAGCACCATCAATTAAAACAACTATTGATAAAGATTTGATGCCACATGTTTTAATAAGAACAGCAGATGGTAATTTTAGATTTACACAAGTAGATGGAACGACTTACACACTTTCAAGCGTAGATTATACTACACCAGAATGGGGACTAAGAGTTTGTGGAGATGTAGATTCTGCACCAGACCCAAGTTTTATAGGTAAGAAGATAAATGATATTTTCTTTCATAGAAATAGATTAGGTCTTATAGCTGATGAAAATGTCGTTATGTCAAGAAGTGGAGAATTTTTTCATTTCTTTCCTGAAACAGTTACAGACGCTTTAGATACTGACCCAATAGATGTAGCATCAACTGCAAAAAAAGTTTCAATACTTAAACATGCAATAAGTTTTGATGAAGACCTATTGTTATTTTCAGACCAAACACAATTCATGCTTACAGGTGGAGCTTCTTTAACAGCAGGTAATGTTGCTATTAAAACTTCAACAGAATATGAAACTTCAACAGCATGTAAACCAGTAGGTGCAGGTAGTAATGTATTCTTCCCTTTTAATAAAGGTAGCTATACAGGAATGAGAGAATTTTTTGTTAAAGACGATACTGGAACTAAACAAGCAGATGACACTACAGCTAACATACCAAAGTATATTCCATCAGGAGTTTTTAAATTAGCTTCAGCAACAAATGAAAATATTTTAATTGCATTATCTTCAAACAGTGCAGACCAAAATGCTTTGTTTGTTTATCAATATTATTTACAAGATGGCAGAAGATTACAAAGTGCATGGCACAAATGGACTTTTGGAACTTCAAGTACAGATAAGATTTTAAATATAGATTTTATTGAAAACACTTTATACATAGTCAATCAAAGAGGAACTGATGTATTTTTAGAAAGTTTAGATATATCTCCTGCAGTAGTAGATACTTCAGCAACTTATTTAACTTATTTAGATAGAAAAATTCAAGATGACAGTACAGGTGTATCGTCTTCATATAACGCAGGAACAAATCAAACCACATTTACTATTCCATATACAAAAACTAATAATATGAAAATTGTTGGTAGAGTTGGTGGTAGTAATACAGCAGGACAAGAGATTTCAATAGTATCACAATCAGGTACATCTATTGTTGTCTCAGGAAATTTAACTAGTGCTAACCTATGGATTGGAGAACAATATGAATTTTCATTTCAATTTTCTCAACAATTTATCCAAGTAGCAGACAGTAGTGGTTCTAGAATTTCAGTAAGAGAAGGAAGATTACAAATAAGAAATTGGAATGTTTCCTATAATGATACTGGCTATTTTACTACAGAAGTAGTGCCAGTAGGCAGAAGTACATCAACTTCATCATTTACAGGAACAACAACAGGTACAGGTGCTTTAGGCGTAGTTAATTTATCTGATGGAGATTACACATTTGCAGTTCAGTCAGAGAATGACAAGCTAACTATAACTTTAAAAAACAATAGCCACTTACCATCAAATTTTATTAACGCAAACTGGCAAGGCTATTATGTTACAGCATCATCAAGGGAATAGTCATTTCAGACTAACAACTCTTGAAGATATAAAATATTTAGCACCAAGATTAAGGTTCGAAGATAAAAGAGAAATTTTAGCTAATAGTGGTTTGTTTCCTTATGAAGCATTACATTTAAGTTATAAATTTTCAGCTATATCTTTTACAATAGTAAATCCACAGAATGAACCAGTAGCAATATTTGGAATTAATGATGTGGGAAATAATGTTGGAGCAATATGGTTATTAGCAACCGACAAATTAAAAGATATTCAATATACTTTTTTAAGAGAAAATAAAAAAGTTATAGATTTTCTAAATACTAAATACAAAATTTTATGGAACTTCGTGGATTGTAGAAATTCACTACACATCAGATGGTTAAAATGGTGTGGTTTCAAATTTATCAACAAACAAAAATATGGAGTTTTGAATGAACCATTTTATGAGTTCATAAGAATATAATTATATGTGTGACCCAGTAACAATGGCGGTAGTAACAGTTGCAAATGCAGGGTTACAATACAAACAACAAAAGGCTCAACAAAAAGCAGAATTTGCTAGACAGCAAAGACAAAACGAAATGGCAAAGAAAAATGCTAATATGCGTTATGCGTCTGCAGGTTTAAAAATTAGACAAGAGTTAGAAAAATCAGCACAAGCAGATTACAAAGGAACTATTAAAGCTAGGAGAGCTAGAGCTTCTTATATTGCAGGTGTAGGAGATGCAGGTGGGTTAGCAATATCAGGTTCAACAAATGCTTTGTTAGCAAACTATTATAGAACTGAAGGTAACTACAAAACAGCTATTCAAAATAATATGAATATTAATATTTCTCAATACGAGAGAAATTTAGAAGCAATTCAATTTGGACAAGAGAGCCAACAAACTTATTTAACACCACCAAATTCAAATTTACTATTTGCTACACAAGCAATGAATGTAGCCAACACTTATATGTCTTATGAATTTCAAAGACAAAACGCTGGGCTAATGAGTGGTAAAGAAAAGAAGAAACAAACTCAAAGCACTAACAGTGATGTGTGGACATAATGGCTAAAAGAGAAAGACGAAACCCTGAATTAAATCTTGTTCCTGAAGAACAAAAGGTTTTATCAACTGACTTTAATTTATTTTATGTACCGCAAGAACAACCATTACCTGCAGGTTTAAAAGAATTTACATCTTCACTAGATAGCTTTGTTAATGGTGGCTTACAAAAAGCATCATTAGGTGCTGAAGTTAAAATGAAGAAGTCCGAAAGAGCTAAAGCATTAAAAGAATATACTGAAAATAAAGGTAAGTTTAGAGATGCAGTTAAAAATGGAGAAATAGGTAAAGAAGCTAATCCTTATTACTTAGAGAAATACAAAGAATTAACACTTAATTCATTTGCTAATGAGTTTTCTGAAAGAGTAGAGAAGAACTATAATGGCAGTGGAGTTAAGAAAGACCTTACAGAAGGTGCTTTTGAGAGATTTTATAAAGAGCAACTTGGATTATATATTAAAGAAAAAGAATTAGGTTTCTTTGCACCAGAAGAATTAGAGAAAAGTTTCTTCCAAGAAACATCAGTTTA